CACCATTCCTAACACCGCAAAACTGCCTAAGAAACGGCACTCCTCTTACGCCGCTGGCAGGCGGGTTCCCCCTACTTTAGTCCTTGCACCTGTGGACTATGGTGACCATCTGTTCGATGGGGAACCCCGCCTCCGGCTCATAGCTGAAAGGGAGTTCGTTCCTTTGGTGCCCTTCAGGTTGGACGAAGCTAGGAAAACTGACGCTCCAACCTACGCACCAATTGATCAACTTGGGCCGGTACTCTCTCAACAAGTACCGGTTGTCACTGGTAACGATTTTCAAAGTATGCTGGCTGCTTTCAATAAGCGATGCAACTTCAAAAGTGACGATAGAGTTTGCCCCAATATTGTGAAGTCAGCCCTTTCCTTGGCTGACCTCGTCTTCCCGAAGAAAAGAGGCCTTGATCCATTTGATTGGACACAAGACATCTACGCTCGCTGGGTATCCAAGTTCTCCCCAGACAAACAGCAGCGTATGGACCGTGCCTTACTTTCTCTTCACGATGTGGACTTTCGTACCCTTAACACCAAGTCTCTTATGGTGAAGGGTGAAGTACTCCTTAAACGAAACGACCCATCATGGGCTCCGCGTGTCATATATGTAGGTTCCGACGAATACAACGTCCTTACAGGCCCTCTTATGGATGAATTTAACAAGAGGCTAAATTACGCGTTAGACGAGTTCTCAGACGACAACGTTGAGAAGATCATTTTCGCCTACACCAAGCAAGATTTAGAAATTGTAAATCAATTGTTTGGTTGTGAACGCTATTACGAAGGCGATTTTTCAAGTAATGATCGGAGCCAGTTGTCGGATGTACATGAGATTTTTGCACATTGGTTGAAATGTTGTGGAGCCCCCCGTTGGTTTGTTCGTTTTTACGTAGCCAATTCCAAGGAGTTCCGTGTTCGCAGTTTTGATTATGGTATTAGTGCCACGATTGAAAATCAGTTGGCCACCGGTGGCACTGATACCACTGGACGGAACACGGTGTGGAATCTTTCTCTTTGGTACAGCTACGTCCGGAGACATAGAATTAAACGAACAAAAGTAGCGATTCTTGGAGATGACATAGCCGCTGGTACGGACGAAAAAGGTATAGATATACCATCTTGGGTGTTACATTGTTCCGACGCTGGGATGAAGCTTAAGGCTCACGAGCGCAGGTTTTATTGTGATCTGACATT